TCATGACGTCACCTCCCTGCGCGCCCACCAGCAGACCGGTCCGTCATCGGTGTCATGAATCGCCAGACAGAACCAACCCTCGCCATCGGGGTGCTCAGGCTCCCAGTAGCTGTAATCCGGGTCGCCGGATTCAAAGTAGCGGTTCGCAACGACCTCCTCGGCGTATTCGAGGCTCACCATTGCCACTGCCAGGCCCTGCTCGGCGATCCAGGCTTTGCACTTTTCACCGTCGCCCTCATCAAAGTTGGGCATATCTGGATGCTGAAACGAACCCATGTCGTCGCGGACGACCGGGGTTGGCTGGATCAATTTGATTTCTTCAGGCATGACTTCGTCCTTGCCGCTATAGCGGCTGAAATTGATGGAGGCTGTGCGAATAGCGAGTTGTACCGTGTTGTGGCAGGATTCGGCAGCGTGGATCAATTATTCAGGCGAAGTCATGGCAGAAGACTCACGAGATTCAGAGACGCCAAGAAAGAAGTTCGACCTTGTTGATGAGTCAGATAGAGGGGCAGCGATAGTTGGCGCAGCACTACTGGAAGATAGTCTTGTCAGCATGCTCAAGGAAAAAATGTTGCTGGATGTGATGTCGCAAAAACAGGTCAAGGATATCTTTGACTTAAGTGGACCGTTATCTAATTTTTCAGCAAAAATATCTATAGCTTTTGTTTGGTTTTATAGATAAAACCACTTTTGATGATCTGCAAATAGTAAAAAAGCTCAGAAATAAGTTTGCTCATTCTTCAGGAAAGCTTTCGTTTGATGATGGTGAAGTAAAATCGCAGATCAATAATATGCACTGCTTCAAACTCGCCGTTCAAGAATTCCCGAGACGCTTTTCACCGGGCTCAGATGGCGAGCCGGATGAATGGAAAATGCGTGCGGATGGATATATTCGCCTTAACAAAGCCGCGTTTTCGATAGCGGTTAAAGATCTGTCAATGCGAATAAAATTTTCTTCAATGATTCGGGACCTTAAGATCCACGGTTTGCCCCTTCCGGAAGCATTCGCTATGTTCAAGGATGTTTACGATTCATAGGTTTGTTGAACGGTAACTTTCTGACTTTGCTGGTTGTTTGAGCGTGCTTCATACCTTTACCTGCTGCTGTTCCTGGCCCAGCGCCTGCTGGACCGCGTGAATGATCCGCTCGAGGTAGGCGTAATCGGGGTTTGGCTCGGTGGCATCATTGGTCAGGTGCCACTATTCATCCCCGAAAAGCCTGGTCATCAGTTCGCTGTGCGCGGCGTGCAGGTGATCAATCGATGGCGATTCGCGAAAGTCTTCGGCTTCGGTGACCAGCTCACGCGCTTCCTCCTGTCCGAGTTCACCGCGCCGGCGTTCTTTCAGCACGGTGATTTGTGCTTTGTTTGCAAGCGCTTCACCACTGAACCGCCGTGGGCTCATCGCTTGGCGTGATTCGTTTAAGTGGGTGATATGCTTTGCTGCTTATCAAACAAGGAGGTGGTAATGGCCGGTAAAAAGCTTGAAGCGTTCCGTGAGTGGTTCACGCCGCGTAGGCGGCTGTGGGCAGGAATAGGCCTGTTTGCAATTGCTATCGCTGTACCTATTGTCAGTCCGGGAACGACCGCCGCTTGGCTCGTAGGGCCTGCGGCTGTATTTTTCTTGGGTAGCCTTATTCCCAATACGAACGGAAGGCGATAGGGCGCTGGCGGCTGGCGTGATTCGTTGATATGGGGTATTTCGGTGCCCGGTTGGGCGATGTGTCAGGTAGCGGCGCGCTTGAGCTGATCGGTGAGCTGGGTCGGCAGGTTTCGCAGCGTCAGCGTGCCGCCAGCTTCGTCGAACTCGATCTTGTCGCCCAGCAGGTGCGCTTCGAAGCTGATCGACATCCCCTCGGCCCGCCCAGTGAAGCGCCGGAATTTGTTGAGGGTCTTCTTGTCCGGCGGCAGGGTCTCGGAAAGCCCGTAGTCCTTCGCCTTGATGAAGTCATAGAAGCTCTTCGGGCAGTCTTCGTCGATCAACTCCGACAGTTCGCCAAGGGTGATCGGCTCGCACAGCTTGGCCTGGGCCATTGAGTAGTTGACCAGGGTGTGCGTCTTCTCGCGAGCCGATTCTTCTGGGAGATCCTCGCTTTCAACAAAGTCGCTGAATGCCTTGAGCAAGGTCCGGGTTTCGCCTGGGCCGTCGATCCCTTCCTGGCAATCGATGAAGTCGCGGAAGTAGTCGTTCAGCTGACGCCCCTGCTTGCCCTTCAGGTACGAGATGTATTGTTTCGACTGGCGGTTGGTCTGCCACTCGCTGATGTTGATGCGCGCGGCCAGACGGATGTGGTCCAGGTCCAGGCGCTTCACGGTCATCAGGGCCAGTTCTTCAGTCATAGTCACCGCTTCGGTTTCCTGCACCAGGGCGATGACCAGGTAATCGGTCATGCCTTGCTGATAGTGGCAGAAGAGGGCGTGCCCACCGGTGGTGAGGTTCGACTCTTCCATCAGCTTGGTCAGGTGCTCGACGGCGGTGGTGCTGAAGGCCAGGAAGTCGGTTACGCCGGCCAGGTACTTGCCGAGCCATCCGCTCAATGGGTAAGCGCCTGATTCTTGATGGAAGAAACCCCAGCCCTTTCCGGCAGTGGCGTTGTAGCTTTCGTTGAGCTGGCTCATCAGGTCGTCACGGGCCGGGCTCTCGACCTGCTCGGAGGCGCCCAAGAACAGCATAGCCGGGCTACCCTCGGGCTTCTTGTCGATCTTGTGGATGACGCTATGGCGTACAGGCATTTCGTTTACCTCGGGTAGGCGCCGCCCTCCGGTGGCCGGTGGTGGCAATTTGGTTTGGTTTGGGATTGAATGCTGCGCTCATCCAAAAGGATCTTGAGGCTGGCATGTGGAAAGGGCGGATGTTGCGGGTATTAGGATTAGCTCTGGTGATATCTGTCACCAGTGGTTGTATTTCTCACACCGAAAAAGCAGCTGAAGGATTACGGGATTCTGACGTTGCGCGTATCGGCCTAACCGACAAGTCTCTGTTCATTGCCACAATTGATGGTAGGAAAACCAATTTCGCGCTCGCCACCCAAACAGAATATCGACTAACTGCCGGTATACATCGACTGGAACTGAGGAAGTGGATCGGCACCATTGCTTCTTTGGAGCATAAGATTCGGGATGTTGATTTTGTTGCTGGCCGCACTTACAAGCTCACCACCCCTCCTGCGAACACTTGGTGGGACATAATCATTGTCGACACGAGCACCGGGGAGCGCGTGGATCAGCACGTGCCGCCCAAGTGATTTTCAGGCTGCTGCGCCTGGTGGCAATTTGGTTTTGGTTGGGGTATTACGGGTGACCGGCATGGGGCCGGATACAGGAGCTGGATATGGGGCACGGATACGAAGGTGAAGCAAGCAACTCGGCTGTTGCAAAGGCGCTGGGAATCTCGGAAGAAGATGTCGATAACTATGTGACTATCGATACCAACGATAGCGACGACGGGCTGGTATACAACTACATCGCTGTTTTCAACGAGGCTACTCCACCGGAAGTTTTGGCCGCAGCCGGCGTTGGCGAAGACGATCTTTCCGTTGAGCTTTCGGTAAATGTCTTCGATGAAGAAGAGTAATTAACCTGGTTCGATAATCTCGTCGCCCGGGTCTTTCTGGATGGCGAGTAGGCTTTTACTCCTGAATTCACGCACCACGTTTTGCGATATCTCGAATTCGTGGCGCGGCGGATTCAGTAGAGGCTGGCACTTCGCAGCGCCCATCGCGTGCAGGTGGTGAAACATCAGCGTCATCGCCTCGCCCTGCTCAGTAATGCCTGACCACTCCATAAGGTCGACCAGCGCCTGTCGGGTGCCGGGGCGAACCCTGAGCCTCAATTCCTCTTCGGCATTCGCCAAGCGCTTCCTGGCAGTTTTGGCTGATCGTTCCTGCACAGTCTTGGCCATGGCCTACCTCTTCTATTCCGCTGGCCGGCAGTGCGAGCCAGGTTTGTCGTTTGCGTTGCTGGGTGCGGGCTATGCGGCGCATGAATCGACCTTCATCTGGCGCCAGGCACCCACCGCTTCAAAGATCCGTGCTGCGTGTGCCTCGTCCAGCGGCATCGCTTCGGGAATGGCGATCCAGCCCGAAGCCACCATCTGGCTTTGATTGGCCTCGTCGCGCAGCTTCTTGTAGCAATGCTCGATTGCGTCTTCTAGGTGACCCGACTCAAGAGGCGCTGGAGATCTGGTACATCGACCAGAAAACCAGCGAGGACGGGGAAGCCGTGGTCTGGGAGCTTTCCTCCCCGGGAGAGATCGACAACCACGGATTGCCCGGCCGCCAGATGACAACGTTCTGCCACTGGGCCATGACGAATGGTTACCGGGGGCCGGACTGCGGCTACACCGGCGCGGCCATGTTCGACGACGAGGACAATCCAACGGACGACCCCGTGCTAGATCAGTGCAAAGGCTGTTTGTCGTCTTGCAAGCTGCGCTTCGGCGAGAACAATGAACTCTCCTTCGGCGGATTCCCCGCCGTTTCCCTCATAGCCCGGAGCTGACCATGCGAAAGCACATCATTGCGGCCATCCAGGCGCACGCGGCGGCCCAGTATCCGAAAGAGTGTTGCGGCCTGCTGCTGGCCATTGGACGCAAGCAGAAGTATTTCCCATGCCGGAACATCGCCACGGAGCCGAGCGAAGAGTTTCGGCTTGATCCCGAGGACTACGCTGCGGCGGAAGAACTGGGCGAGGTGATCGGCATTGTCCATTCACACCCGGACGCCACCAGCAGGCCGTCACCGCACGACCTGGCAATGTGCGAGTCGACGGCTTTGCCCTGGCACATTCTGTCCTGGCCCGAGGGCGACATGCGGACGATCACGCCCGCGGGCAGCACGCCGCTGCTCAAGCGACCGTTCGTGCATGGGGCCTGGGATTGCTGGCAGGTCTGCGCTGACTGGTAAGCTCGCGAATGGGGTTTGGAGTTCGAAGTCTTCCAGCGCACCGACGGCTGGTGGGAGAGTGCGGAGAACGCCAGCCTGTACGAGCAGCACTACGAGACGGCCGGATTTGTGCGCGTCGACCGGCCGCAACGCGGCGACCTTATCGTCATGCACGTCGGGCGCACAGTTCATCCGAATCACGCCGGGATTTACCTGGGCACCGATCCAACGCTACCAGGCGAGGAGGCAGGCGCATTCGGCCTCGGCCCAGTCCTACTGCACCACCTGCACGGCAGGCCGTCCGAGATCATCGTCTACGGCGGGCCCTGGCATGACCGAACAAGCCTGATCCTCAGGCACAAAGACGCAAGATAACCAACACTACGCGGCATGGCCGCAGGAGTAACTGATGAAAGATGTAATTGAGTCTGAAGCGAAAACCGCCAGTGGCGAGCCAGTCTGGCGGCTAACCAAGGGTTAATTGCCTTTGTTTTCCAGCAGTTTTTCGATGTCTGCCACGCTTCTTTGTACAACGCTCAGCGGCCATTCATAGGCGTCGAAATCGTCGCCGTCACTGCATCCTCTGGCGGGTATGTCGACGAAGAACTTAGCCGCAGCGTCGAGCGCAGAGCTGTCAAACCCAGGTGATTTTTTCAGCGCGTAAGTTAGGGATGCCAAGGCCATCAGCACGCCATTCTCGAAAGGCTTTATCTCGTATGCCACATTGACCTCCAGGTCATAAACGCGCCGATATTGGCGCAATCCCAGTCCTTGGGCTTGTAGGCGAAGGACTGGGAAATCCTTGATTTTCAAATTGACATCATCGATGCGAGCACCAGAATATCTTTCAGTCGCTCGGGAGTAGCTTCCGACTTATTGGTGGGGAGATCTTGGGCAAGTGCCACAGTCAACGCGTTTAGCCAATCTCTAGATTTTTGAGAGGCCGGCTGATCTGTCGGCAAATGCTCATCAGCGATATCCCACTTCTCCACTGGCCAGTCGATAAGTGAGGCTACGAGTCCGTCTCTCAGAGCCTGGAACTGTGAGTAGGTGTTGTTTGGCGTCTGATTGAGCGCGGATTTTAACTTTATCAGGCGATGCGGCATTGCCACTCCTTGGCGATTCGGAAAGGCACAACGCTACTACGCCGCGAAGATCTCCAGTTACTGGCATTCCATCCACGCTGGATGCCTGGACAGGTCGATTTCCGCCTAATTAGATTCGGTGTGCTGATTCCGTCTCACTATCTGGCTAATTTCGATAGTGCCCACTATTCTCGGTAAAAATGGCATATCGCCATCGCGGAGGCGGTCATGAGAACTAGCTTGGTATTGACAGGTACGTTTTTGCTATCAGCTTGCACAACCGATCGAATGACCGACCCAGCGATTGTGACTTCGGTTAATGAGAAATCGACGTTTACAACTCTGACTACAACTGCCGACCGTAGGATATTTATCATAAACAACGCCACCAATCGGACATGTGGCGAGCCACCTGCTGGAGTGGCGGAAAACATCAGTGCAAGCTTGAGCAATTCACTTTCCGTAGCGTTAAAAACGCAGGCAGGCGACCCGTCAGCAAAAAATTCATTTGCTGAAAGCGCGGCGAAAACCGTTGCCAACGTATCGCAAAAAACACAGGGATTGATGCTTTACGAAGCCATGTCGTCAGGTCTCTGCATGGCCTTTGCTAATGATCCAAAAATGACAGCAGCTCAATATATTGAGTCACTGATAAATGCAGGAAAAGTGACTGCTCCCCTTATTGAATTGGAGCTGGCGGCAAGCAGAGGAAAGATTGGGCCTACAGAAAAAACACTTGAACCCGGCGGTGCCACAAAACCAGCACCGGTGCCACTCTCAGGAACAAGTACGTCTGCTGATGGCGCAACTGCCGCCGCTGTGGCTGCAGGCTCTACTGCGGTAGCTCTTGCCACACAAAGCGCCGAAGCGGGGCAGGCGGCGGGAGTTGCCATATCTCAGTCCATGCCAGTAGGTGCATCAACTGCTGAACAGCAATCAGTAGTAAAGCAAGTCACGGCACAAACAGTCACTCAAGTGAGTGGTAGTTCAAAAGAAGGTCAAAAAGCTGCAAAAAATGCAGTAGATACTCTTTCACAGTCTTCCAGCGATGCCATTGACAAAGGCGTCACGCGAAACGTGTTGAACGCACTCGAAAATATGAATCAGTCTCTTAAGTAAGACTGGATTTCATGCAACCGATCCCAAGTGCTACAGTCCCGCCAAACCAAAGAGGGAGCGACATGCGGATTTATGGACGGGACGTCCCAACCCCGGACGGTATTTGGCAGCTTTACAGCCAGATCATCCAGTCCCCAGATCTCTGGGCGGCCGGAGAATTCAAGGGTGCGGCGGTCAATGTCGGCTTTCGTAAGATCGCTCCTCGACAGGGTTACCTCAGCTTTTCCGGCAAGAATTATATGACTGGCCAGGCCATCATCGTCGATGATTTCATTGAGGAGATTCGGCTGTTCATCGGGAGCGAACCGAAAGACCTCACCGAGATGCTCTACAAAGAGGATCGCGCTAAGATCCCTCAGCTCGCATCGGAATACTCCGCTCTTTTCAGGCAGAAACTCGGGGAGCCGAGAATTGCGCACGATAACGACATTTTTGAATACAACGACCACCGGGTTCGTGTGCTATCGAGCGCTTGCGTCTGGGTCGTAATCTCCAACCTGTCAGTTATCCGGCAATTGCCAAATGATTGGTGGCCACATCCCTCAACATAATCACTTCTTAAGTGCCTACGAGGCGATCCGTCTAACGGGTTGGATGTGCGGTTATGCAAGAACCTGCGGTATCCGCCCAACCAATGAACCCTCCGCATAGCATGACCCTTGAAGACCTGTCGGCGTTGGGCTCTGTGTGTCTTATTCCGAGTGCTAAAGTCCCACCAAACCAAAGAAGGAACGACATGCGGATTTTGATTTCTGCGGTAGCGGTAGTGATGCTGGCGGGGTGCATGGCGCCAACGATGAACGAGGCTCGCCAGGCGGGACCCTACAAAGTGTTGACCTCGAACAAATCTGACGCGGCACTGGCGAAATGCGTTCAGTACGAATGGCAGAACCAGTCGATATTCGGCGGCACACCTGGTGCAACTCTTCAGCCGGGCCGAGACTCCGGATACACGGTATTCACAGAGGGCTCGCAGTACTTTGTTGATATACAGCCAAAGGGCGCCGGATCTGAGGCAAAGTATTACGTAGTGGTTGGCAACTGGATTGCCAACAAAAGACTGGGCGCACTGCAGGGCTGCCTGTAGCAGTAACCACTTTCAATCAAGGCTCGCCTCGGCGGGCCTTTTTACTGTCCGGAGAAAAGCACATGGCGGCACTAGCCATCAATTATCAGCCCATGACCACTATCCTACTTTACGGTCAGCTTCGGCAGTTTGGCCGATCCTTCCGCATGGCAGTGAAGTCGCCCGCAGAGGCGATCAAGGCGCTGTGCGTGCAGATCCCCGGATTTGAACGCTTCCTGTCTAACGCCAAATCCCGAGGGATTGAGTTTGCCGTATTCCGAGGAAGGACGAACCTGGCAGAAAAGGAGCTTGGGTTTGCGGGCGGCGGCGATATTCGAATTGCTCCGATCATCACCGGCGGCACATTCGGCGCAGGCGCACCGTTCGGTTCAGCCCTGATCATGATGGGCGGCTCGATGGTCCTTGGTGGTGTGATTCAAATGCTCAGCCCTCAGGCCGGCGGCCTTAAGACCAGCGCGGCGCCTGAGAACACACCCGGGTACATCTGCGGAGCCGCGCTGCTCGACCCAATTCGACAACTCCATGATGGAGGCTTCCAGGGCCAGCTGGTTTTCGTAGAGTTTGGAGAGTAGGGACGGGAGTAGGTCTGTATTCGACATGTCTGTTCCTCCTTGAAGTGAACAGCTTAGCAGGGGGCTTGATCTGGGGATTTGATTTGCGTCGGCAGAACGCCAGGGAAGGGAATTGCGGAACAGATCGTTAAATTGCGGAACACAAAATATAAGGGCCTGCATGAAGTTCATCATGCAACCCCTTGATATATATGGTGCCCGAACCCGGAATCGAACCGGGACGCCCTTACGAGCGGGGGATTTTAAGTCCCATGCGTCTACCAGTTTCGCCATTCGGGCGGTAGCGCGTTGTTGCAGGGTTGGGAATATATAGATCCAGGCGCTTCGACGCAAGGTCGGGCTGCCGCTTTCTTGCATGGACGGCGTATGAAAAAGCTTGGCAGATCAGTGATCTACATCGGCTTTAACAGGCGAACCAGAGGATTCCTACTGCACGGGAACAAGCGGCATAAATGACAGTCATAGCGATATGCCATCCCGGCAGTCTGGAAAGGAATCAGTTGATGCTCAGTGTTCACAGGCGCTATTGGATGGTTATTGCAGGTGTCGTGGGATTGTTGGCCGGTACGGCACAGGCTGGGAGTGCGGTGAAGTGGGGGGATTTCAGCGCGTCAGGCGGTGACCGGTTGACGGGGGCTTCGCTGGAGGCGGGCAACCAGTATGTGTTGAAGGCGTCGAGCATTTCGGTGGGGGATATTGAACAGCTGCAGGCTGCGCAGAAACGTACCGAGAGTGAGGTACAAGGCCTGAAAGGCAAGCTGGAGGGGCAGGACCGCGCGTTTGATGAGTTCAAGCGCAGGGACGGTTCGAGCGCCAGTTCCAGTGACAGCCAGTTGGCGAGCCTCAAGCGCACAGTCGAGGATCAGAACAGCACGATCGAACGGCAGAAAAACGACATCGACGGTTTGAAGCGCAGCCTGGATGATCTCAAGCGCAGCCTGGATACCTTGAGCAGCAAGGTCAAGTAGCCTGGCCGCCGCGACATGCGGTCAGTCATGAGCCTGGATGCGGGTGTAAGGTAGGGCGTGCAACGCTGGGAAATCTCAGGAAAGCGAGGTGACTATGAGCGCTCCACTGCTGAAGAAGCTGCACCTGAATGGGTACGACATCGTGCAGGTCAATTTCGGGCCATGGCGGGTGTGTACGCCCCAGAATCGGCTGGCGTCCTTCAATTCCCGTGAACAGGCGCTGGCGTATGCCGCCACGTTGCCGGGTTACCAGGCACGCAACAGACCGGTGTCCAATGATGATTGATTGAAAACGAAGCCCCGGTTTGTCCGGGGCTTCTGCGTTTCTGGCTTATACGAAAGGCTGTGCGCCGAAGCCGCGGGGCAGGCGTTGTCGCCCTGGCAGGTCGGTCAGGCGCTGCGTCCAGGCACTGCGCCAGTCGGTGCTGGTGTGGGTCTTGGCCTGGCGCGAAGCACGGCGTGCGGCGTTGCGCTGGTTGCGGCGCGCTTCCTTGTAGGCATCGGTGTTGCGGCAGGTGCGGCACTTGACCCGATTCAGCTCGGTGCTGGAGGGCAGGCTATTGCCGTGATGGCCGCAGGCCAAATGCCCGGCAACCTTGAAGTGAATGACCAT